TGTAGCTGGAATGATGGAAAACGCGCCCCGGATCCGGGACAAGCCGCTCCTTATTGACCCAACTGGACTTGGATTTCGGCGGGTTGTATGACGAAAAATCGTAGGAATCCGCACCGCCGCGCAGCACGGATTGGTTGATAGAACGTTCTTCTTCCGGCCCGCAAAGCTGGTCTTTTTCTTCCTTCCACAGGATGCCGATATAGCCAAACGGAGGCTTTATGGATTTCAGTTTCAGCGGGTCGTCACAGCCGCGAAAATAAATCGTCTGTCCGGTTTCTTTCAGCACGATTTCCAGCGGCGACAGCTTACAGTTGAATTCGTCGTACAGCCCCAGTTCGTTGATCGCCCATTTCATCTGGGCATACACGCTGTCTTTCAGGGTGTTGCCCATCTTGCGTATGATACAGGCGTGCATCGTCGGGTTATTTTTCAGCAGCTCTACGATCTTCAGCGATATGTACGACGATTTCAGGCCGCCGCGGCCGCCCTCGAACACATAGGTCATGTTCGGCTGTATCCGCCGGTTGATATCGACGAACGCCCTGCCAAGGACGCGCGCCGGCAGCTCATAATGTGCGGATGCGCGCGCTGCCGCCTTTGTTTCCTGCTCTTCCTTGATGCGCAGCGACTTCTCAAGGTCGCCGGCTGCGCGTAGACGGTCGGCAATGGAAGTTTCAATGCCGAACTGGTCTTTTTCTTCACCGCGCATAATCGCTGTACGCAATTCAAGAATTTCTTTCATGGATGCGGTGCGGTCGGATTCGATTTCCGCCTGGCGCTGTGCTATATAGCCCCTGATTGCTGGTTTGCCTAGGTTTTCTGTTCCGATTGCCCCGGCCGTCTTCTTCGAGTAACCAGCCCTTCGTGCGGCTTCGGTTGCATTGCCTAGTTCGATGTAGTAATCCGCGAAAGCCTTCTGCTTCGGCGTAAGCTTCATGGAATCACCCGCTGTAGATTTTGGCCAGCGTTTTTACGACTTCGGCCATGCTGTAAGTTTCCAACACACGTTCACCGCGCGGTTGGCCTGGCGCGGCCTTTTCGACCACATACTTCGTGACCATACGATCGTGCCGCACGGAATACGATTGCAGCTGATTGATTTTGTAGTGTTCGCCCCGCTGGCTCAACGCGGACTGCAGCTTGTAAGCCATAAATCGCATATTCATACACATCACCAGAATGCACAAAGCACCGAACCCGAAACCGGGCCGGTGCTTTGTGAGAGCTCAAAATCAAAGGAGAAAGGAGAAAAGAAGAGAGGTATTTCATGATTGCGGAACCTGCCCCCGCGCAATTCCGCAATATCACTTTACCACAGATCCCAGAAAAAATCGTCTAAAAAAATTACAAACTTTTCAGACCCTTTGCTCGTCTCCGTAGAACAAAAGCGCGAAGTGGCGAAGTGCCTTATCTCGGCGATAATAAACCGTTGCCTTTTCGATGTTCAGTTCCTCCATCAACCGCATAACGGCGTTTTTCTGGGTGTGAATGTACATGCGGTCTAAGATGCGTAATTCTTCTGGGTCGAGCTTCTTCATCGCGGTATCCATGATGCGAAGCCATTCTTTTGCGTTTTGTCTTGAGTGCTCCATCTCGGACCGCAACGCGATGTTGCTAATCAAGCGTTCCTCGCGCCTATTCGTTCCGCCGGAAACAGGCGTACCATCAGAGGAAGCACTTCGAATGCTTCCCATTTCCATGCGAAGCCGTTGAATCTCGTCGGCCGAGGTAACCAGACTTTCCTGTATTGCTACATAACTTCGCAGCTTGTTGACGATTTCTTTCTTATAATCCAATCAGTTCACCCCTTTCGGTTTTACTTCGTAGACAGCTTTGTAGAAACCGTCTGCGTTCTCGACCGTCCGATCAAGCGCGTACGCGCAGCCGGCAGCCTCGATATTTTTCCACATCCTCAGCGTATGACGCCAGCATTTTTCGCTGAAGCAATCCTGCTGGTATCTGTCCAAGATTGCTATTTTCTCGCGCCGTCCCTGTTCGGGCGTAATACTTCCGGTAGCCGCCGTTTGATACAGCAGCCTGAACTTTAGGAAAAGCAGCTGCTCGGATGTGCTGAGGCCATCCGGCATTGCTGCGTTGTGGACCGCGAGGTCTTCCAACCAGTCCGCTCGGCCGTTCACGTGAGTTCCTCCACTTCCACGTACAGGCCGGATTGCGTGTCCCAAATCTTCTGGATGATCTCCAGCGTTACCTGCGCGTCGTCCTTCCAGTACCCGAGCTGCGTCATGACGTCCTTGAGCATCTTCACAAGATTGTCTGTATCCGGCTTGGTTGTTTTCCATTCCGGTTTTGGATGCGCGGGGGTACACGGATAGCACCAGATCGTTTCAAGCCTTATAGGGCCATCAAACGGCGTCTGAGGCGCGAACTTCGCAAGATGGTCGCGAAACAGCGTGCGTGCCGCTTTCAGCTCCGACGGATCGTACTTATACGGCTTGCCATTTTTTGCAATGCCGATTTTTTGCTCCTGCGCTGTGATCGAC